GTCAATCAGGGTCTCGCCAGTGATGTGGGTCAATTTCCCAACGAAGCGGTTATGTCCATTGGCGCCTAGATTGATTCCAGAGATGATATCTCCAGCCGAGTTGATGTTTTCAACTACCCATGAGCCAGCTAGTTGAGTCATTTTTGTTTGCGTTGCTTCAAGCTTCTTATTCGCATCTGCGACTGCATCTTCTGGATGTGGTTGCCATGTTCTAGGTTTATAACCTTTGTACAAGTCAACTTCTGTAATATACAAATCAGCTGTTCCTGATGATGAGCCATTGTTATCAAAACGAATGTAAGCATTATCCATTTCTCCGGAATTAAAAGTTACTGAGACATCTTCGCATCTAGAGGTAGATAGTTTCTTGCTGCTAACAACTTTCTTAACGATTGTGAATCCATCGCTCTCGCCTGCTCTTCGTCCCAAAATATAAACATCATAGCTTGCGAGAGCACTGTTGTTAAATCCTCTAAAATTCAGTACATAGTCAGTATTTCGTTCAAGATTAAAACGGTGACTATACAAAAAGTTTTCGTTTTTAGTTGCATTACTTAAACGCATAAGGTCTTTCTGCCCGTTGTGATAAAAGCTATGCTTAACCAATCTTCCTAAATTTTGAGTTGAGCCCCATTCATTCGTAGCATTTTTAAAATCACTATTCTTAATGAGGTTAGGGCCGCTTACACTATATTTCCCAACCTCAACCTGAAACAGTTGATTGGTCAGAGCCATGCGAGCAACCTTATCCGCAATTCCATTTTCAGTATTGCCCAAAATCCGCTCGTAAAGTTTACTGGTTTCCTTAACACGCTGGAAGTCAGTAGTCTCTACTTTTCGTACTAGTTGATTGGTCACATTCGCAAATTGACGATCAGCATTCGCTTTGTTTGCAGAAACCTGATCAGATATTCTACCCATTTGTCGTTCAGCATTATCCTTGTTTGTAGCGACCTGAGTCTTTAAATTTGAAATCTGATTATCTGTGCCTTGCTTATTACTGTTTATCCGATTTGAAATATTTGAAATCTGAGTAGTGGTTCCTTGCTCACTGCTTGTAAGTCTATTTGATAGACCACTGATTTGACCGCCCACATCTTGCTTATAAGTAGTTATCTGACTTGAAATATCCGTGAACTTACCATCTACAGATTGGCGATAGCTAGCGATTTGACTAGCGATGTCTTTATTCGCACTAGTTTTAACAGCTTCAATCCTCTGATTGATACCCTTAACATCTTCTTGATAAGTAGCCTTACCAACGAAATCACGATTGACCAGCTCACGGACTGCTGTCGCTTGTCTCGCGCTCTCCTCACGAGTATAGCGCTGTAGGGCTTCCTGTCGCTGACCGTCTTTATTTACATATTCCTGAATAGCTGATAAGTCGGTTCGCAAGCCCTGAGCTGTCCGCTCAAAGGTAGCCTTAGCCTCAGTGATGAGACCATCAGCGTCCTCAGGCGCAGGACTCCAGTCCGTCGCCACACTACCGATTTCAACCTTGATTCCTGTTACCCAAGCTGTACCGCTTGTAGCACCTTCAAGATTGAATCGCAATGATGTCTTCAATTGATCAAAATTTGTTTTTTCAGAGTAGTCATAAGTGAATGTAATATATTTCCAATCTGCCGAACCTTTATACATACCAAGCGTAGCATAATCTGGACCACTCTGTACTCCGGTCTCACTATTTTTTCTAAAAAGATAATGTTTGAAGCAATTAAATACATTCCAAAAATTTCGACCTTGGACTACATTTTCGTACTTGATCCAAGCGCTAAAAGTAACTTTTTGGTACAACCTTGAGCTGAAATCTGGTTCAAGGTTGAACGTTAAAGTAGAGTTGTTCTCTAGCCTATAGCATTCTTTTTGACCTGTGACGTGGTTTTCAGGTAATTTTTCAATTACAGCTCCAACCGTCTTGGATTTTATCCATAGATTCCGGCCTCCCACCTTCATTTTTGAAAATTCTTCACGCAATTTCCCGGCTTCAGATACAACTAAAGTCTTATCTGCTTTATCCTTGGTTGCGTTCAAGATTTCCTGACGGATAGAGCCGGCTCGCACCTCAAATTCAGCCTGACTCAACTTCTGATTTAGCTTGTTCTGCGTATCTGTCTCAAGACTCTTCACAGATTGCCGGATATTTTCAGCAGTCACATTGAGTGCGCTGATATCCACTTTAGTTCTAAGCCCTTCAGTCAGACGGCTTACACCAGCTTCGAGTGAATCAGCACGCTGCTTGAAGGTCGATTCAACTGTTGAAATCTGACCTTCTATATCTTCAGGAGCTTCTGAATAAGAAGTATCTACATCGCTTATTTCAAACTTCGGCATCCAAATCCAAACGGTTCCTTCCTGGTTGAAATTGAACAACCATTCATTTGTGGTCTGCTTGGATTCGTTTGTCCAACCTTTTGGAATATGGACAACATATCGTTTAATTTCTGTCGACAATGTCACATTTCCAGTTTTATATCCGATATTCCCTAATCGAGATCTCAGCATTATTCCATTTTTATTTGCCTTAGCATAAAAACTAATGGTTACATCTTGATTAGTCGTACTTCCGGGAATTACTTTCCCGAATTGACCCAGAACTGGATAAGTAACCTTGGGATTCCCTCCATCACGGCCAGATGGATTCAGACCTATAATTTTAAGAGCCTTGTATCCAAGATACTTACTTTCGCTATCGATAGTAGCCGTATATGTACTCGTTGTCCAAATTCCTGTTTTTGAAATATCCTGCTTGAATAGTGAGTTCAAGAATAGATTTCGACCGGATGCCTGCACACTCGCAATCCGACTAGCTAGCTCCTCAGCTGTCTGCGTGAGTTCTGACTTGCTGGCTTTACCATTGGCCAAGTTGGTCAGTTCTGACAGTCTACGAGTCGTCGTCTCCTCATACGTCGCTTGCGCTGACTTCACGCCAGCCAGTTCATTTTTAGTCCGGCTAAGTGCTTCAACTTGCTTGGCAATCTCAGCTTCAGCCTGTGCTTGCTTCGGTCGAATATCATTCGCGATAGTCCGTTTCAGAGCGTCCAAGTCACCCGACAGAGCCATTTGTGCGCTCGTAGTCTGCGACTTAAACGCTTCAAGTCTAGCAACAGAATCCAGCCCAATCCGCTTGGATTCCTGAGCAAGAGAACTACTTGCGCCAGCATTTCGCAAAGCTTCCTCAGCCTTGCGCTTAGTTTCTTTCAATGGCCCGTTGTCAAAGCTATTAAAGCGCTGATTGATAGTGTCAGACAGTTCTTGCTTGACTTCTTCAGCTCTGGCTTTGGCCAGTTCTACTTGATCGTTAAAGTCTTTTTTGATTTTGTCGACCTTTTGGTCAAAATCTTTATCTGCTGCTTCAATCTGCGCTTGGATTTTCGCTTCAAAGCCATCTTGTTGCTTAATCTGCTTGGTAATCGTACCCTCGTAAGAATACTGGGTATCGTTTCCAGCCTTACTATCTGCACTGATACGACCTCTCAGACCACCTTTAAAGATAAAGCTCTGACTTAAGACAGGAACTTTAAAAGTCTCTTTCTTGTTGGTCTGAATGGTTACCCACTGCCCAACCTCAAGTAACAAATGTCCTTGGTAGTTGAGATTATACGGATAGTAAGTTAGGTTTTTCAGTTTGTAATACAAGTCATTTAAAGCGCTCTGGGTTATGAAGACATTATCAAGTTCCAAAGACCGACCTGTTGTCATACCGACCGTCAGAGACTTCTTATCCGTCTTACAAGTGATACCAGCTATCTGATACTCGATTTCACTCTTGGTCAATCCATGCAAGAAGTAACTGTCAGCGTTAATCGTGATGTTGGACTCGGTCAAATCACGGATTTCCATCTTTCCTTCTCGGTTGAAGAAGCAAGACATCCCAATCATCTGAGTCATAGCGCTCAGCATATCCCTGAACGAAAGTTTCTTACCTTCAGGAACTTGCTCGATATGGTAACGCATAGCGCTGATTCCGAAATAGTCATTCGCTAACTCAATGCCTGTTTTCAGGCAGATTTCCTGAATAACCTCTCGTACTTCAGCTGGGAAATGCAAATCCGTCACGTACTCACGATTGAGCTTAAACATACCGTCCATAAGTTCAAGTGTGGTTGTGTTGCGGTTTCGGTCAATCTCAATATCGTTGATGAAGTATTCCCCCATCTTGACCCACTGGTAGGTATCCCCAACCAGTAGACCAATCTCAGGGTGCAGGGTATCCAGCTTATTGAACGTGGTAATGATACTGGTAAAGGTAATTTTACCGCTACCAGCGCAGGTTCCACCAGGCTTATAAGTATCGCCCTTGATGTAGCCATACTCAAAACTAGCCTCTTTGATATCCCGTGAAGCATATTCACCAACACGAATAGCCAGCGTCCTTTCCTTGGCAAACATGGCTCTGTCAAATTGTCGTCTAGTTAAAGCGTCCATTTTCTTACCTCTCTACCAGATTAAATTTAGCGCCAGACCAAGGTTTAAGCTTCTCAGTAAAGGTATAGCTAGGAGCTGTCCTATCACCGACATAGAAAGTCTTTGTGACTTGGCCATCCATGGGGTCTGGATAAGATACCTCAAAAAATTTAGATGATACAGCATGTAAAAGCTGACTTATTTCTCCCTGAGTCATCATACCCCATTCACAGTCTAGTTTGCGTTTGGTCGTGATACGGTCACGCACCATGTCGCCATTGGCATTACGCCCTGTCTCTCCATCGATATCTTGAATACCGACTTGAAAAGATTTGGGAGGCTTCACAGCCACCCCATTGATTGTCAATTGTGCCATTTAACCTCCTAAATCTTGAGCAAGGTTTGACCTGCTCGTTCATGTTCCTTGTTGATTTCTTGGATAGCTACCCGTCCGAACTCATGGCCTGCGATTTGAATAACGATGTCGCCGTCGCTAGAAAAACCACCTTGTGGACTAATACCAGCCATGGCATTTACTACCGCACTGCTGACTACTCGTCCAAGTGTTTGGATAAATCCTGTATTTTCAAGTGGTACGACCGCCTCTTTACCAGCTTCACCAATCATGGCGATTGTTGGACTATCGACGATACCACCACGGGCAAGACGAGGGAGGCTAACTGTGCTTACACTACCAACCCATCCTAGACCAGGTAAGTTTCTGACAACGCCTAAAACTCCATTAATCATTCCGATGAAGCCATTGACTACATTTTCAATCGTTCCAAGAACCGCATTGACCGCACTCTTAAACGCTCCACCTACAGCGCTACCAACCTTTTGTCCAGCATTGACAAATATGCTTTGAACCGTTGACCATACACCGCTGAAGAAGCCACCAATTGAACTAAACGCGTTCTTGACTGCATTATAAGCACTAGTAAACATATTCCCAAACCAAGAAGATACATTCGCAAGAACACTTGTAACATCTGCCCATCTCTCGCCAAACCATAAACCTAGTTTGCTAAAGATGTTTGTTAGACCAGTCCATGCTTTTTGGAATATGTCAGTAAACCATGCCCCGATATTAGCCAAAGCACTAGTCACATCTGCCCAACGTTGTCCAAACCATGAGCCGATTGGAGTGAAGATATTAACGATAGCGTCCCATGCACCTTGGAATACACCAGAGAACCACTCTCCGATACCAGAGAAGATGTTGACAATGGCATCCCATGCTTGCTGGAACTTCTCGCCAAACCATTGACCTATCGGCTCAAAGATTTCTTGTAGTTTTGTCCATAGACCACTGAAAAATTCGCCAATAGCTCGACAAATACCACTAATAAAATCACATAGTCCTTGCCATGCAGTTTTAGCAAACTCAACAACAGTGTCCCAGTTTTGATAGAGCAAAACACCGATAGCAATTAAGGCTGCGATTGCTGCAATAATCCATGTTATTGGACTTGTCAAAACTGCTAACGCTGCATTAAAAGCCCATGTTGCAGCTGTAGCGACTCCTGTTGCAACAGAATGTGCAAATTTCGCCGCGGTTGCTAATCCCATTTTCGCTGCATGAGCAGTCCATGCTAGAGCTGATTTACCAAGTTCTAAAGCAGTTTTTCCTAGCTGTGCAATTGTTTTACCTGAATTGACCACAAAATCTTTTGCATATAAGGTGTTCAAATAGATTGTTTCACCAAAACTGACCAACTTATCAAATGTCAATGCTTTAATAGCAAGACCTAGATTCTTAATCCCTCCAACAATCAAAGAGACCTTACTACCTAACAAGCTGAATGCTCCTGCAAGTCCTCCAGCTTGTTCTGCCCATGATAAGAAATTAATCGTTTGCCAAGTTGTTATCAAAGCTACGATAGGTTCTTTGTTTTCTTTACACCAGTCAGAAAAAACGGTGAAACCATCTGCCACTAACTTAATAGCATCCGCCAATAGTCCCAAAGTGGCTAAAAGGCCACCTCCTAATAAATCTGAAATTCCTTCAATACTAACACCGAATACTCCTGATAAAAACTCAGCAAAAGGTTGCCAGGAATTCTCCCAGAGAATCTGAATAATGTCAATTAGCCCATTAAAAGCATTAGCAATAGAGTTAATAGCAGGGACTACATGTTCATCATAAACACGACTTAAGCCATCGCCAAATTTGTTAACAGACCTTTCAATGCTCTCAAATACAGGCGCAACAGTATCTAATAAACTTTGGAAGACTGATGAAATTTTAGGAGCGCTTGTCACAACGACTTTTTCAAAACCTTTAAACAAACTTCCTGCTAATTTACTACCAACTTCAACAATGGTAGATGTCAAACTCAACAGAGTTGACACAATAGCGCTACCGATACGAACCGCACCAGTTGAGGTAATGACGTCGTAGAAAGCACTAGAAAAGTCCTGAGCTATGTTTCCTACTGCCTCGGAAAGGTTACCAACATTATCAAACAAAGCGACTAGCGCCCTGATAATGCGTTCTTTTTGCCTTCCAAGGCCATTTGCAATACTTTCGGCAAGGAAAACACCGATACCTAGCCCGATAGTGGTTATTGAGCCTGTCACTTGCCCTAAAGCATAAGCAATTTTCTCAGCCATTCGGTTAAAGGCATTCACAACCCTTGGGTCAGTGACGATTTCTCCCATTGTCTTAGCTATTTGGTCTAAGGCAGTCTTAATGCGTTTTATACCTTCTGGTCTAAATGCTGCATCAAAACCTTTCTTGAAGAGGTCAAACAACCCTTTGAGCTTATCTCCAAGACCATCAAAAATGCTCTTGAATTTGTTGTCCATGTCGGTCAACTCGACTTCTGGCAAGATGTCTTTGAAAGGTCCGCCACCGCCTCCCTTTCCTTTACCACCTTTGCCACCGCCTCCAGAACCGCCTGCGTCGTCATCTTTTGGTTTTTGCAAGATGTTAATCTCATCAAATCCCAAAAGACCTAGCAACTCTTTAGCAGCTTTCTTAGCGTTTTTGGCGGAGTCTCCAAGATTGTCAGCAAGTCCTCCTGCTGAATCTCCAGCGTCGTCTACTGCGTCAGCAAGGTCTCCTGCTCCGCCTGCAGCATCCTTCATGGCGTTACCCATGTCTCCAACTGCTCCACCAACACCATCTTTCACTGTTGCTTTCTTGTTGAACATCAAAGCGATAAACTCAGCGAGTTTAGCAGTAACGTTCTTTAAGACCATAGCAAAAGAGTTCAAGACAGGCATAATGGCATTGATAATCGGTAACATAGAGTTACCAAGGTTCAATGCTGCGTCCTTCATCAGCGACTTAAATAGGCTGATACGACCATTTACAGAATTAGACAAGGTATCCCCATACTTGGCTGTAGCCTGTTCCAGAATAGCCATAAGGCGGATTTGTTGCTGGGTTTGGTAATCCAACTGTTGCCAGCTCTGTCCGTTTGCGAACTTCTTAAAGGCTTCAGTGGACTCAATCATAGCCACGTTGACGTTGATTCCTAGGTCCTCAATCGCTTCGGTGTTCCCTAGTAAACCTGAGCGAATCCGCTCCATAACGTCTGTAATCGTGCGCCCTGAACCTTCAGCAACAACTGCCGATGTCTGCAACATCTTAGCGGTATAGGCGCTTAGCTTGTTGGTATCTTTGATAAATCCAGAAAATAAGTTTGAGTAGACTGCACCGTAGTTGGTAGCCTCACCCACACCCATATTCATAGCGTTGGCATTATCGTTAACCCATTTTAAGAAAGATTGCGAACTCTCGCCCATCTGTCGCTTGATTTGGTTCATAGACGCTGATACTTCAAGAGCCGTCTGCGTTGAATACATCCCAACATCAAGTAATTTCTTACCAAGGATTGCAAAACCAGCGAACTTAGCCAGCTTGCCAAACGCACTACCGATTGAGCTCGACTGTTCACGAACTTTGGCAGTAGCATTTTTCACTTGGTCAGATGTTCCTTTGACCTGATTCTCGACTTCTTTCATCTTCTTCCTGAAAGGCGCTATCTCAGCGTCAATCATGACTTTCAATTCATCAAGAGTTGCCATTTACTTCCTCCTTCCTTTTTCGATTATGTCTCTCTGCAAATTCACGCATCCGTTCCTTATGCAACAAAAGTGCTTGTTTCTGTCGTTCCTGTTCTACTGCTTGTTGTTCTTCTACAAACAACTCAGGCGCATATTCCCAGAACTCAAAGGCCTTGGCATCTTTGGATAACAATAAAGAAACGTGGTTGGATATCATCTGCGAAAGTCTGTATGAGTCAATAATCTTTTCTTTACGCTCTTGGATTTTGACACGGTTATAGCTTTCAATCATTTCTCTGATTTCAAGTACCGTCAAATCCCAAAAATCAAGAGGCTTGCCCCCGATGTCCAAAAACATAGGATAAAGCCTCTCAATAATCTGAGTTACCGTTAAGATTACTTGTCTACTGTCATTTTCTTCTTGGAAGTTTTCTTGTCCTTGCTTCCTCGTGGAGTAAAACCCGATACTTCAAAGAGTGGCATCAACACCTCTGTCATGAAGGTTGTTTGGTCTCCGCCATTGTCCACGTATTCATCGTATAAATCATAGACATCCTCAAGAGAATACCCATGTTCATACTGCTGCAAGGCTCCGTGAACTAACAACAACATAACTTTCAAAGGCGGTAAAGTGAACTCTTCGCCAGCTTCAGGCATGAAAATCTTCAGCAAGTTCATGCCGATTTTTTCTTCCACAGTTGCAGCTTGATGAGATGTCAAACGTAGCTTCAACTCTTTTTCGTCAGTAACTTTCCAAGTTGTGTATTTTAACGCCATTTAATTAACCTCCAATACCATCAGTAAATGTAAGATTAGACTGCAAGGCAATCTTAAGTGTGAAATCGATAACGGCATTGACACCGCCACCGCCAAGCTTAACAGATACTTGGCCTTCAAAAATGACCTTAGTACCGTCTGGATAAGCTTGTTCAAAGTAGAGTTTCTTCTTGTCGTCTGCTGCCTTACGCAATACACGATAAGGAGCAGTTGCGCTTGAATTATTATAAGAGAACTTGTACTCAAGTTCTCCTATGTCCCCAATACCAAACTCGTACTTCTTCACCGTATCTTCAAGAGTAGTATTTTCTACTTTTTCGAGTTCAATACCAAACTCTGGTACTTCTTTCAATCCAACAAGTTTAGTATAGCTATCTTTTGTTTCGCCATAAGAAAGCGTAATTCCATTTGCTAACATGTTTAATTCTCCATTCTAAATTGAAAAACAAGCTCTGAGTGTAAGTCGACGATACCTTCAAAACGCATGACCTTATGTCTCAAATGAGACGGGTCTGGCACGTCTTGGCAGTCAGTTCTTCGCAAACCTAAAGACTCAAAAATCTGATTGATTTTAACAGCTAACTCACTAGTGCTAGTATCATCAAAGATATCCACCTTGTAGCGGATAGAGGATTTTTGTTCCTGGTCATCAAACCAATCACCCGGCTTGTTTTGTTCTTCCAAAAAAATAACGACTGGGAAAGTCTCCCAATCGCTAGGATAAGTATCGGTCACATTATCTGCAATCTTTTGCAATTCTTTATAAATAACAGGCTTGATATTAATCATTTTATTTGTTCTCTTATCTTTCTACGGACATAATTCGAAATATTCTTAGACACACGCTCTTGATTGTCTCTCAAAGCTGGATAAAGATAAGGCTGGGCAGGTTGACCATACATCTTGTAGAACTCCCCGATTTTTTGAAAGTGGTACGGTCCTACATTGATTTGGTCTTCATGTACATACCACGGACTAGACTTGTAAGTCACGCTGACCTCTGGAGAAATACCAGAATGGCTAGCTTGTCCTATTGGTCCCGTTCCAAACTCAACATAAGGAGCGTATTTAAGGTTGGTGTAAACTTCGCCTATAGCCTTATCTCCGTCCATTTTTGCCCTAGTTTTGATACTAGTTATAAGCTCTCCATCTCTCGCTGGTGCGAGTCTTCTTGCATCTGCTTGGACAACCTTTATAGTAGCATTGTGCACCGCACGTAAGACGATATCCTCGCCAGTTTTTTTACTAGCCAATCGTCTACATTTAGCTATAAGCCTATCTGCCCCTAGTAGCCCTGACACGCTCTAACTCCAAAACTTGATGATGTGTGTAGACCTTTTTAGAAATAACCCTATGAGTCACTTCCGTCTGACTATCGATACACACACCATCTTTTACTTTGATAGTAGCTGACTTGTTGGCATTTGCGTTCAAAATATCATTGACACGCTCGCCATACAATTCAGATTGTAGCTTGCTACTAGCTGGCCACAATTCAAGGCGGACTGTCTCAGCTTCCTTGGCATACCCTTCTTTCGCGACACCTTCCTCAGTGACAGTCTTTTCAAACCGTCGCATTGGATAAGGTTTCAGTCTACTCTGCTTCAAAAACATGACCTGCCACCCTTGCTAGCCTGTGCATGCGTATTCGCTGTAGAAGACCCGTAGATAGGCCGTTTTCTCCGTAGACTACTGCTATACCACCTTCGGTTCTAGAACGCTCTCCTTCCGCTCCTGAGCGGTTGTGGAGCTCGATAGCAACCTCAGGTATCAAAAGACTTAAAGCAGGTGTCAAAGATGTTCGATTAGTCTCTGACAAGATAAGATTTGTAGCTCTTGTTTGGAGCAACATGAGAAGCTGAGTATCTTCTTCGCCTGTTAATTTCTTCAGCAACTCTATAGACATATCAATCCTCTTCTAAGAACTCAGGTTCAGGGAGGATTTTCTCAAGAACGTCTGAGATAGTGACACCGTTGCTGGCAATATTGTCAGCCAGCTCAGCATAGCGCTCCTCAGTAATCTCAAGTTCCTCTCCTGCCAGTCGTTTCACATTTGATTCCCAATCATAGAAATCTTGTTTGATTTTAAATTTCACTTTTTAGTTCCTCCAAAACTTCTACAATTTCGGCTTTTGTCAACTTATAAGCGCCTGCTACACCTGCTTCTTTCGCTAGATCCTTCAACTCTTCTAGAGTTTTATTCTCTAAATCAGAATACTGGTTAACCTGCTCTTCTTGAATATAATGACGTCGTAGCAATAAACTCATATCGTCACCTCTTACGCGCCACCGAATTTTACAACTCGTGTAGGGTCGTAAAGGTAAACGCCGTAGTGTTCATCACCTGTGATTACGGTAGTCTTCTTCAAGATATCGCGGTCTGTTTCGATAGCCACATCACGTTTAAGCAAGATAACAAAAGCTCCATATTTGTTAGCGTCGTCTGTCTGAGTTTGACTTGGTGACACTTTAACAAGGAAGCCTTTACCTTCATCAACTTTTTTAGAGCGCACGATTTGCACACCATCAACTTCACCGAAGGTTCCAGAAACAACCATATTTGCTCCAAGCTCTGAACCTTTAATCCATTCTTTTGCTACTGCAGTTTTTAGCTTAGTAGCATCTTTAGGGTTGATGATAGCAACATACTGTGCATCTTCTTCGTCCTCAAAGATATCTAGAGCTTTATCGATTGCCTCAAGAGTTGTTGGAGTTTCTGTAATATGTTGTGTTGCAGTTTTAGCTACCGCTACCAAATCATTATCGATCTTGTTGGCAATAGCTAAACCAAGCTGGTAAGTCGCTTGACCTAGTGGGTCACCAAGACCTGACAAAAGAGACTCATCGGTAATTTCATAACCTTTACCTGCTTTTTTGATGGTCATAGTAGTCTTTTTAGTAGTCAATTGGTCTGGCGTAATTGCTTGGCCTTCTTCAATTTCAGTAGCGTCTCCTGCATACTCCCATGCTGGCACTGTTAAAGTGCTACCTGGTTGACCTTCAAGCTTTGTCTCTACATACGCTAGCGGTGTAAATTTAATCAATTTAGGTAATTTAGCGGCTACCATATCCGCCATTACTTCTGGATTAACCATAGTGGCTAATTTAGTTTGTCCTGCTGTCATTTTCTATTATCCTTTCAATTTCTTATAAAGCTCTGGGTTCTTTTGATAGAGCTCATTTCGACTCTGATAACCCATACGAGCAAATTCTTCTTTTGTGATACCGTCACTATCGACTGGCGCTTGTTTCATTGGAGCTCCGCCTTTTAGTTTTTCTTGAACGCCTTTTTGCACGGCTTGCTCCCATGATTTCTGCAATACAGCGACAGACTGCGATACCGTCTCTGCGCTTGTCAAATCAACTACATTTACTAACTCAACAGGTAAGTCACGTTCACTTAGCATTGCTTTAGCTTCTGCGGTCAATTCCTTGCGAGCAATAGCCTTCTCACGGTCAGCTAGTTCTTGCTCACGCTGATCCAACTGATATTTTTGTTTCTCGTCAGCGTTCATCTTGGCAAGTTTCTTAGCTTCGTTTTCCTTGGCTTCTTGCTCAGCTTCCCATTTAGAGCGCTCGGCAGATAACATCTTGCCGATTTCAGCACGAGTGAAAGTTCGTTCGTGCTTTTCTTCTTGCACTGTATCAACATTTTCTTGAGTGTCGACAGTCTCAGCTGATTCAGCAGATACAGTTGTATTGATTTCTTCTGACATAATTGTCCTCCAGCGATTACGTCGCCACTCGATAATCTCGTTTTACGTCCGGCGACGGAACAGTACAGCTTTTAATGTCATCGGTACAGTTTGGACAATATAAAAACCGTACGGGATTCCATACGGTTAGAGCATAAGAAAACCGCCTCGATTTCGATGCGGTTAATTTTTATAGTTTAATTTCTTCAATTTTTGCACGTTGTTCTAGAATTCTTAAATAATTCCACATGGTTGAACGCTGACCTTTTAACAAATCAATCGGACATTTAGATTCAAACTCTAGTTGCCCTTTTTCGTATTTCCCAATCATCATATCTAACTTCTGGAATCGTTCTTTCAATTCGTAGTATTCTTTTTTAAATCTTTCTTTCCATTCTTCCATTTTTCTGTTCCTTTCTTTTAGGCTTCTATAAGGATAGTATCGCAAGCTATCACTGAAATTCTTTTTACTTCAAATTCACAATCAAGAAAATCGTACGGATAGTCTCCTTTCTGGGTACTAAAAAAGCACTTAGATCTCTCTAGGTGCTTTAGCCATATTGTACTTCAACTTCGTTCATGATTTCCGGTAAAGTTTTCCCTTCAATCTGTAAAGAAATCAAATCGTCAAAAGAAGATGCTCTATATTCGTCGTCCGCAATAATAACAACAACATCATAAATAGAATTAGGGAAAATGCCACATACTTGACCATTATAATTAAAAGAAGCGTCCCATCCATTATCATATAACGCTTGTAAATCATCTAATATCGCCATAATATATCTTGATTCTCCTTTCTTTCATCGTCTGTTAATTCCCTAGTACTCCTACTAACGAACTTACCTTCATCATCAAATACAAAATCATGAGCATGTTCTCCGATTTTTCCATAAGGATGACGTGCCGGTTGTTTATGGTTTGTAAAATGAACATCTTTCGTTTTAAAACCTCTAGCATCATAGTAAGTTCTACCAAGGACATCTCCGTTTGTAGCATTATGCTGAACTACACTATTAGGCAAACCTATTTTGCCAGGCGGAGTGTGTCCAATTGTAGTCCCTGATACACTTACTATTATACCATCTTTAATAGTTTTATCAAACGCTTTACGTTTAATAGACTCTCTATTACCATCCACATACTTGCTATACCACTCTTTATAAGTCATATCGGCAGGCACGTACTCAACTTTACCTGTCTCTGGATTCCTTGCTCTGCGCTTCAACTTGCTGTAGTCTGCGTCCTCATCGTATCCGACAGTAGTAGACCTACACCAAGGGTGCATAGGCGGACAATTGACACCAGGGACAGCCTTATCCCTATCATAGACCTGATTGTCATGCTCCTGACAAATGCGTGATGTACGCTTGTCTAAGACGGCCACAAAGATATACTTTTCTATGTCTGCTTCTTCATAGCTGAGTAGCTCCATCTGGTTATGAAAAAAGGCGGATTCTGTTCGAACCAAACGCCTTGCATCGTTCTGACCTACATTGAACCTCTCAGCAATTGCTTGTGCAGTTTCTCGTGTATCTCTGCCTGTCATGAGGCTAATGAGGAGTTCATCTTTTATGCTGGAAGTAAGTTTTCCTGTATTCTTCCAGATGTCTGTTGAGTACGTACTTCCATCTCCTACCCAACTAAAAGACTGTAGATGTTTAATCTCGTTCTCAGGAAGCCCAGAAAAGCCATATGCTAGTCCTGTCTGCTGTTGTAGGTCAAAGGTAGCCTTGTAGTAACTATCCTTCATCAGGTCGCTATAAAAGGCATCTGAGCCTGTCTTCTCCGAATGATAGATAGATTCACGCATACGATCTAAATCGTCGCTCAAACGCTCTAGGCGCTTCATGCGGAAAGAATAAGCTGGGCTGTCTAAGTCAGCTAGTAATCTTTGGATGTTCGGGTCATTCGGTCTCGCTTCAAGTACTTTACGAAGTTCATTCAGATTTTTCTTGTCTTTCATGTTCTTCAAGACTTGTCTAGCTTCTACCTGACTTAGACCATAATCACGTTGGAATTTATCGAAAATCTTATTGATTTCCTTATCCAAGTAAGTCTTAGCTTCCTGATAGACCTTATCGAACTGGTCTGCCTGCTTTTCGGCCTTGTCCATCTGCTGGTAAATCAGATTGGCTTTCCTCTTCGCCCAATACTCCTGATTCTTCATCCTCTACCTCGTCTTCGGGTTTCGTGTTGTCTTTGTTGAACATCGGCATGTCTTCCATGTTCTTCTTTTTCTCTTCTTCCAAGGCTTCCAGCTCAGCGTCAGGGTCTTCCACAAACGGCAAGAGAGAAATAAGCTGTCTATTGGTCACTTTGCCTTCCAAATTGTTCACAATCTGAGAGATTTCTAATAAGTTCTTAGGCAAACCACGACTGAATTGTGGAACGATTGAATGAGACTCTAAAGCAATCTGCTTCATGCCTAAGTAATGAGCAAAAATCGCAATACGCTGACGCAATCCTCGCTTATAGTTCGCTTCCTTGGTCTTAGTAATCATCTCAAGGCCCATCAGCTTAAATTCCATGGCTACGCCTGATGTATTCCCTGCGAAATTCTCATCAGTCAAATTAGGCACATGGCTAAATGTGTAGATGTCCTCTTTAAGAGCTGTACGCAAGATTTCAGTAGCACTTTCGTCCAGCGTATTCTTCAAGAACTCAGCCCTTGCACTATCGCCCGGCAATTCCAAAAGACCTTCTTCAGAAAGAATCTTCATTGCTACCTTAGCGTCTTCTGGAGTGTCTGCTAACTGCGTGCCATACAAGACAAGTATAGACTCTACAGCCTGTTCCTTATCATTGACACGATTCCCCATCAAGGAATTATAAGCGTCTATCAAGCTAATTTGTTGCTCGTAGTCGCCAATCGCAAAGTGATTATTGCGATACTCGATAATTGGGATTTGACCAAGGTTGTGAGGTGTTGCCTCCTCGCTCTGAGTTGTTCCTGAATCTGTACTTCTCAGCACCATGTGATAGTGCAGATTTTCGGTAAAGACCTCAGCCTGGTGCTTGGTAGTGTCTTTCGTATCGTCTTTTACTTCATAGTAATAGACCGCAAACAAAGGCTTCCGCTCAATACTATCATCGTAGACCATGAAAGTATTCTCCGGATCAATACTAGTTGAATCCAACTCAGTCATACCCTCTTTAGCATAGATGTACTCGTAAGCACGGCCGTAGATAGCCATATTTAGTGCGTTCTGCGCATCCACTTGGTCAATCTCAGCACCATCAAAGGCTGTAAGTAGTTCATCAATATCACCGTCAGCAGTATTGTTATACTTGATAGGATTGCCCATAAAATAGCCCGTAGCCGTGTCTGCGATATCCTTGGCATGATTAGCTACCGTCTTGTAATTGGGTGCGTTCACGTTGCGTCTCGTGTGTTTTAAGATAGCATGCTCGCCCATGTAGTAGCTTTTAAGCTTCTTCAAATGTGAACTTTCAGTGTTATGTATCGTTATCAATTTGTAAATCAGGTCTTTCTTCAAAGAACCCTCATCATATCCATCCCGTGGATAGGTTAAATATTGGTACATGTCTTTCCTCTCTATAGACCATAATCAGAACGTCTGCGGACGGTTGCTTTCCCACCTTCGATACATTGAAGGCTGTAACGCAAAGCGTCCATCAAGTGGTTGTTTTTATCCTCTGGTTTATTCAACCAGTTGCCTTCTTTATCTCGCTGGTAGCAGTAACTATAAAATTCATCCATGATGTTTTTACAATCTGGATGCACATAAATAGCGTATCCTTGCAATTTGGATACACCTGCCATAATACTATCCTTACCTTTCCGACTCTCTTTTATTCTAGATATGCCATGTTCTGACCTGAGCTCTTCAATCAGTCGTAATTCAGCGCTATCAGCAATGATTTGTGAGCGATGATAACCTTTGTCCTTTATCATCTTCGCAACTTCTTTGGTTATCAATCCGACTTTATACGCCTCATCAAAGACATAAATCTCTTTCGTCGTGTCATTTATCAACGAACAACACAAAGCAGTTGGATCATGAGTAAAACCAAAGTCAAGACCGATACATAACTTATTAGCTGAATCTTGTAGTAATTCATCTTTATTGAAATCCTTGACAGTCACGTTTTCGTAGATTAAACCTTCAGCAACTCCCCATTCGCCATCACAAACGATTCTAGCACGTCTGGGGTTCGTATGATACAAATCCTCATAGCGTTTGATATCGACTTCATCAAGCCACTCATTGCATTTGTAAGTGGTTGTAGTAGCGAATGTGTCAGCCCGTCTCGTCTCTTCATCGAAGAATACACGCTTGAGCCAATGCCTCTCATTCCACGGGTTAAATGTGACTGTGATTTGTTTAAAGAAATCAGGTACATCTAAGCTACCACGGATAGACTCAACAACCGTGCTGAACTTGTCTTCAGTCTCAATTTGATATGCTTCCTCGAACCATGCCCAACAAAGACTGCCGACATCGACCGTGATAGATGTGATTTTGAGTTCATCATCCAAACCACGGAATAGGATTTTTTGACCAGTCGCTTTTATGGTTATTTCAGGCAAAGACTCATTGAATTTAAACAAATGAGTCACCCCCAACACATTACACGCCCATTTAAAATCCGTATAAGTTGATTGCTTATTTGTATTCGAATACCTACGAATAACAAGCAAGTTGGCCCAGGAATATTTCAAAAGACGGACAACATAGTTTAAAGCGGTTGTCTTGGACTTCTTCGAACCACGGGACCCTTTGACTACACGATAAAGACTTCTTGAGCGCCAGAACTGTCCGTACCCAGCTCCTACTGTCTTAGGTAAGTCAACGACAATATCGTTTTGCTTAATCTGGTATGTCTGACTCATTTGCAAACACCACCGTTCCAGAAACATCCGCCTCTACCTTATCCGTCCAAAGCCTATGCCGTTTACCAAGAAGTTCAGCCGCCTTGATTCTATCTTTAGCTCCTACATCTATATCCGTAATCGTCTGCCCTAGTTCTCCAATGCTTATCAAGGTCTGTTCTTGCGTCTCTCCTCGCATGACTGAAGTTAGATAACCTAAGACCTCTTGCTGATCCGCAATCTTTTCAGAATCAAGCTGTTTCAGTCGTTCATCTATATAGCTTTTAATCTTAGGATTCTTTAGTAACTTATGTCCTTCAACGCCTGCCACTCTATCACTAGAAACACGATAACCTGCTTTCTTATAGGCTTCCGTCGCATTACCTGAGATGATGTACTCATCTGCAAATCTCTTTTGTTTTATTCTCAATCCACTCAATTTTCCATCACCACCTTTCAAACAATCAAAAAAGCCACACGATGTGCGACCTTCTTGCAAGGCGACTACTACCTTGCGTGCGTATTAAATTTTGACTTCTTTTTTATTTTTTGTAGTCTTTAAAACCTCTGAGGGAATCAAACCCTCTAGCTTATAACTTATCCGGAATATAATTAGCTACGCAATCATGCGAGGTCCAGTCGCTTCCGCAACCATTTTTAAGTTAATGAGTGATAGGAGTTAATGAGTGATATGTGAATCCCCACCCAGAAGATTTAACTCATTCTGGGACACAAACACTCAAAGGAGAGGGGAGGACTTGAACCTCCAAGGCCATTACAGCCCCCTGACATTACAGGTAACCATCTACCAATTCTGAGACCTCTCTTTTCAATTCTTGATACTACCATTCTAACAGATTTTTAGAACCGTGCTGTTCCAAAAAGTCCCATAAGCTCACTATGAGGTTAGATAACTTCTTCCAAAGCTAAGACCGCCTCATTTTTTAACCTGTAGTAGGTTGTACGACTCATATTCAAATCATAACAAACGCTATCAGCGGTGCCTTTGTTGATGTAAGTCATTCTTAATACTGCCCTGTACTTTGGATTTTTAAGCCTATTGATCATTCTACCTAATTCAAGTTTTCTGTTAATGACCTCTTTAGTATCCTGCTCTATAGCCTCTTTCATCACTACCAACTGAGTATAGACATCATCAACTTTTCTAGTCTGTCCACCTTGGACTTTAACCTCGGACCATTTAGGGCTTGAGAGCAAACCTGCCTCAAGCTCGTTAATTTCGTCTATACGGCTTTGGATGTCCATGTCCAGATCCTGCAACTCTTTCAAGAGCTCTTTAGCCTTGTTCACTCTCTGTCTCCTTTGTGATATAATAGTCTTTGCGAGAACTATTAGCTGAGGCAGAGAGTGTCTTGGCTTTTTTTAATGCTTAAATTCGTTGACCAGGTCCCGGATAAAGAACTTCCAATCAGATTCTCTAAACGTCAAGAAACGATCTGTAGTAAAATTTCTAAGTCTTTTATAGAAAAGCATCTTTAGTTGGATTGACTCACCAACACTCAGTAAAATACCGGGGAAGCGATGTACTGAATGCACTCTATTTCCGTATCCAGAAATATCTAAATGTATTAACGTTTCTGGATATATGCGCCCCATACTAGCTTCAACTCCGAACTCAACCTTAACTTCTTCTACAATTGGAACTTCGTCAAAAATTGGTCGTGCAGAAAATATTGGCGACGGCGTTTCTTGTTTTTTTCTTCTTCCTGAATATGGATATTTACAAGGTCTCATTTGCGTCCTCCAAACTCCTTATTTTCATAGATGTTGCCGATGATTTCATTTTCTTCAATTTCAGTCCATAAACATACTGCGTCACTGCCCGTATCAATTACCCAAGAACCCTCAAGCTGCTTAACAATCCCTATAAATTCCTTGTCATACTCATAGAAACCGCCAATTTCGTCAGCTCTACCCAAAAATCTAGTAGTTCGTACAATATCGCCTTCAAAGATTTCCTTGCCGTTCTTGTCTTTGAGTCCTGTTGATTGCATGAGTTCGATTTCGTCAAAATCATAACAATAGATATCTCTATCGTCTGGTAAACCATTCTCAAAATAAACTTGTTGTGTCACTATTTCTTTGTTTTCGTAGTCAATAGCAAGAATGTCATCTGAAAAAACCATACGTTTTCCTATTTTTACCCACACTCTAAATTTCGGTATCATGCCAAATCCTCCTCTTTGACAAACGAGCCATCAATCCAGCGACCTTTTCGGTCTTTGATTTCACGGTCGATAAACCATTGTTCGACTTTTTCTAGTGCGTTCATGATAACTCCTATCTCTTCGTTAATTTTGGTAAAATCTCATTCACGATGAATATATAATTAGGTGCAAGAGTTGCTTTTAAAACAATTGCAATAACTAATGTTATCAAACTTGCGCTTGATGAAATGCAACTAATTTTTAGTGGTATTTTTAAGTCCTTTCTTTTCCGTTCAATGCGTTCTAATTTAATTTCTTCCTCGGTTTTTCCTGTACGTATATCATAGGAATAAACAAAACCACCATCGTATGTAAAATATATGAGAGTTAAAACTGCTAAAACTACTGCAGAAATACTAAATATTACAATTGACATGATTTGAAAAAGACTGAAGAGATCATAAAACATCTTTTCTTTAACGAACATTTCATAAATCTGTGGTGCATTCCCTTTAAATGTTGTAAGCAAAGAACTTACTTCATCAACAGTCATATTTAGCATTTTTGCTAAAGCTTGTAAAATATCATCCATTAGAGTAACACCTCATCCCCTACTTTCACTTTCTCATACACGTCCTTCGTAACCACGAACACCCCGTAGTCACGAATGGTAAGCGTGTATAGCTTGCCATGCCGTCCTTTCTCGACGACTTTACCGAATATCTCAGCGCCTGCGTTATCAGCTTTATAGACGACAATAGGGCGCTTTTCTTCTAACTTTTTAATGTAGATACTCTGCCAGATATTCAATCCAGCAGATAGCAGAATCCAGATAGCTATGAATCGTTTCAATTTATGACCTCCTCCTTCAATTTAAGCTCAATCTCTAAGTAAAAGCTTTGATCAGGTATCTCCAGTATCGCTGTAGTGGTTTTACCATCAGAACCAACGATAATTTCTCCGATTGCCAAAACTAAGTCTCCAATTGTGCTATTTAGCGTAAGGCTCATCACTCCACCTCCTCAATCTCAAACCCTTCACAATCAAACACCCAGCCGATTTTTGCATTCTCTAGTTCTTTACGGGTGTGGGAATATATAACATCGTCTAAACTAAAGCTTTTTGTAAAGAAATACCTTTTCAAAAGTTCTCCATAAACCAACATATTTTCTTTAATATTCCCTTTAATCTTAACAAAATACCGCTTCTCTTTTTCAACCTCGTAGCCGTTAAGCCAAGCAAGACAGAATTTTTCGATGTTATTTTCGTAAAACCAATCAGGAACTTTCTTATCATAATGATCTTCAATTACTCTCATTGCACCGTAAACATGAAAATTGTTTTTCTTTTTAAATTCTATATATTCCGCCACACACTGCGGAACTATGACTTTTTCACGTTCAACCATACCCTCAATTTTACCTTGCTCGTAGCCCTCTCGCCATTTTGCATGGCTAAAATCCTGTTCAAATTCGCTCATGATAGCCTTTAACCAAAACTCTCTATCATGCAATGGCAATTCTCGCAATCGTGCTAGTATGTTCTTTACGTAGCGTGGAGCTTCATCTGCGTGACCTATTTCGGATTCGGCTAGCTGTTCAATTGATTTCAATATCCAATTTCTATTAATTTCGATTGTATCTGCGATAGGCCCCTCTGTATAAGGCAAATCCTCGATACGTTTAATCAGTTCCTGCTTATTCATTCTTCCAATTTCTCCTGCTTAACTTTATACATTCGATTCCCTCGATACTTGCTTTCTAACTGAGCCTTGCATTTGGCAGCATCACTCTCTTTCTTAAAAAAGTGAGTTTCGTCTACCATGTTGTCAAAAAATAATGTTACTGTGTATGACATTTTTACCTCTTTTTTCTAAACTGCTACCGTGCTACCGATAAATTCTAAAAAGTAAAAAGTTTTTTTCAAGAATCCCTATTCTATAGGCTTTCTTTATTATTACTATTATTTTATATACTTTTTTTAAAAATATAGGTAGAAGAGTAGCATTATATATAAATATTAAATAAAAGTCAGTAATATCAAGGGGTTAGACTGCTACCGATGTGCTACCGATGTCCTATTTTATCGGTAGAATGCTACCGATCTCCCCCTCAACTGCTACCGATGACTACCGATAATTTTTTAATTGCTACCGATTAGTTTTTTCCGAATCTTTCACTCTTACGAACCCTTTTGTACTTTTACCTCCTGCCCGGAAAACACTTTTTTTCCAATCAGGATGATTATCCATGATCATGTTAATCTTCGTTGACAGCTTCCTGTCATTCGAATTTCTCATAAATAAGTTGTACATCATTTCACGAGTTGAGACCTTATCTAGTTTTTTGCTTCCAGGATCAAAGTCGCTACTATTATCGAAATATTTACTTGTGTATTGATGTTGTTGCTGAATAGACCAGTTTTGCCAATTTTCAGGGACGGGCATATCAAGATATTCAAGCACTTGTAATTCAACTTCATCACGATACATGAACTGTTCACGGTAGATATTCAGTTCATCCTCTGTATTTTCATCAAACATCAAATCAGCACCAGCACGATAGATTGTAACGGCTTCGCCCCAGATTTGTTCAATTGTCTCTGGCTCGATTTCCATTGGATGTTTTTTTTGCCGTTTACTATCTGCCATAACTGGTAGAAAACGACGTTCACCGGTTTTGTCCTTGAGGTATTCTGTTTGGTTAGTAGTTCTAGCTAAAATGAAGTTTTTGGCAAACTCTTCTGTGCGTTTCATGTATGGTTTACGATAACGTAGGCTAGTTTTAGAAATAAAGGCCTTAGTTTCTGCAAAGCTCATCCGATTACTGGCCACCATTTCGTCGTCGTTGACGATTAGACTCTTTAACATAATGTCGTAATTATCTTTATTAGAGAAATCTGTTACGGCATCCGTATACCATTCGCCACCCAATTTTTGAAGGAGGGATGTTTTCCCAACTCCTTGTCCACCGACTAGATCCAGAACATAGTCAAACTTAACGTATGGATCATAAACTTTAGCAACTGCACCAACTAGCCACATTTGAGCGATTTTAGAAACTAAAGGGATATCTTCAGCCCCCAGGTAAACCTGAAGCATTCGGTCAATTCGTTTACGACCATCCCATTTTTCAGCAGCCTTTTCCATATACTCAATGACTGGATTGTAAGAACGTTCTGAGAAAAAAGTTTCCATGCCGTCCAGCATCGCCTGGCTAGAGAAAGCAACACCTAACACACTTTCAAAGTAAACTTTTACGACTGAATCAAAGTTAGAAGGGAGCTCACCTTTTTTAAAAAGAGTGTTGCCGATCTTGATATCTTTAAGGAGTTCATGCTCTTGGGAAAAATCGTTGTGCTTTAGGTAAATACTCAACTGATCATCAGCTTTGAAAGACATCAACACATTACTTGGACTGTTGGCCTTGATGTCTCCCTTGGCAGTCGTTATCATCTTAGGTTGTGAGTCAATACTTACTACATTACCAATCACAATCACCTCCTATCTTTTTTAATCATACTTTCAATAGTACGCATCATTTCCTTTTCAGGCAAAGGGGTTGGACTATTTGCATTTGCTAATCTTGCAAGTTGAACAACTACACCATCGTCGACCGCACGATATAAGAGACCACCTACGAATTTTGCTAGTTTGTCATTTCGTCCACCTTCATCACCAAAACCAAGGGCGATGGTTTCAAAGAGATCTGTAGTCTGTGTTCGGTCTCTAGTATGTGAACGTCTAACTAAATCCCTAAGACCGTCCTTACCATCATACTTATAACCGTGAGTTTCGCCATACTGTTTTTTTATAGACTGGATTAAATCTTTTGAAGGAGTGACCATCGTGCCACCTTCCTTAGACTTTTCCAGATCCCACTCATACTGCCCTTTATCTGTGGCAGAGGGTGCGACTAACACATAATTATTTTCGTGAGCCTTAATATCAACACCAGGCAAGAATCCAATCATCTGAGTGATCGGCTCATCTTCTCGTTTGAAGTAGAATAGATGTTTACCGCCACTAGCCGTCTTAGCTTGCAGTGTCGGTTCGATTAAATTTAGATGTTTCCATTTTTTTAGCGATTCAAAACCGTTCGATTTGCCGTGTTTGTCAATATCAATGACAAAGAAGTTGGTAGTCTTTAGGGCAATGTTTGCATTAGGGTAGCCGTCCCAAAAGTTTTCAATCTCAGATGGAGTCATGGCTGGCTTATCAGCAAAATTAATCAAAGGCATCTTGTTTTTAGGATTGATTGGAATGACTGAGAACCCTAACTTTTGATACTGTAATGCGTATTCTTTCATCGACGGCATGATTACTTCTCCTCTTTGTAAATATAAACAAGTTCTTGGGTCATATAATTTGATTGATATTCATCTTCAGTCATATCCAAGTATGTTAGCATAGCTGTATAAGCCTCTTCTACTGTCGTGAAAGGACCAAATTCCTCATCAGTTTCATCAATGACCCAGAACTTGTTATTTCTTAAAAAGGGAGGTCATCGTCATCAATATCAGCTTCAGTCAGCGGTTGTGCTTCTTCTTCAAGGTCATAGTTTCGGAACTCACGGCCATCTTTCCCCTTAGTCACAGAGATAACAAGGTTGTAGTAAGAGCCAACTGCCTTACGTTTTAGAGCCTCTTCCAAGGCTTTACCGTCTTCTTCATTTCCTTGCATACTGTCGCCAGCAAGGACCAAGGCTTTGATAAAGAATTTCATAGTGCGTTCAACTGCCCAGTCAAGGTTCTTACCGTTCCATTCAGTCAGTGTGCCAAATGTTGCAAATTCAGAGCGTCCACTGTAATCACCGCCACGGATTTCAAATTGATAACCAAGGCTTTCCCAGCCTTTGTCCGATACGTTGAAGGTTGCTTTCTTCAGGACTACTGGATAAGTACCAGCTGGGATTGGTGCAGGACCGTTGGCGCTGTCTTTGCGTGGGTCAAAGCCCTCTTTTTTGATTGATTTTGCGATATCTAGTAAGCTCATGTGTATTCTCCTTTATTTCTTAAAATAGTTCATCATCAGAGTCAACTTCTTTCTTAGGTGCCTCTTTTGTTTTTTCGGTCTTAGCTGGTTTAGTTGTCTTAGCTGCTTCTTTTTTAGGGGCTAGCTTGCCCTTTGCAGGCTCAACAGCCCCACGGATAGTTGCCAAGATTTTCAAGATGGCCTTGTCATCAACCTGGTCCGCATAATAGGTCTTACGCTTGCGGTCAACCTCACGGTTGTAGTTGTTGCCGAGTTTTTCAGTGTGGATCATCAAATCAGAGTTTCCATTGATAAGATTGACATACTTATCTTTCAAGCTTGGCTTGTCTTTGGTGGCATTGCCATTGTCATCATATTCAGATACCTGACGGCTGATGTAAATAACATTCATTGGCAATGCTTTGAGGTCAATGACTAATTCTGTGATAGCTTGGTTAAAGAAGTCGTATCCTTTGCCGTATGGAATTTCCGACAAGGATTTCAAGCGAGGTTTACCAACTGGGGTTAATTCATCACAAACTGCAATCTTAATCATTTCAATAACATCGTCAATTACATCAATAACGACTGTTTCATAAGAGTGCTTCTGTGTCTGGAGAGCAAGCAAGATATCTCCAAGCTGCTTAATTACTGAATTGGTAATTCGTCCCTTGTCATCTTTTTCATTGATCAGCTGAATGCTTGGAACAGTGTTAGCTTCTGCATTCCCGTCTGTGTTCAAAACGATTGGATTTGGGAATTCATTTGCAAGATAAGACTTTCCGCTCATGGTTTCACCGTAGATGAAAAAATTTCGTGGGGTATCTTTAGGAACTTGTGGTTTATTTGCTGGAAGTGTAAATGCCATTAGAGAACCCCTCCAATAATATCCTTAATCATGTCCTCAATTGATGAACGGTCACGCTTGATAGGTTCAACTTCTGATCCATTCGGATAGGTCAATTTGTATTCCGCTTCAACTGCGACAATTTCATAGTCAAAAGCTGCAGCAAGAGCCTTGTAAGTCTTTTTGTTGTCTTCGTATTTTTTACGAGGAAGCTTCAAACAATATTCCAAGCTGCAAAAGTCAGCTGCAAATGCTAAAGAACTTCTGTCCTTGTAAGAATTAAGAAATTCTCCAGTTTTACGGCTACGAAATACGATCATTTCAGTTGTTTTATTCATTTTGTTTTCCTCTTTTTTTTAACTTTCTTTATAATAAAATTCAATTACATTTACATCATGCTGCTGACGACTTCCTGTTATGCGCCAGAGCAATTGTCGATAATCATCATATTCTCCAGAACCTTCTTCTACTGGATCCAATACGACAATAGTTTGGTATTTGTGTTGCAAGCCGTCTACTCCGACACCTAACACTTGACTAGTAGCAACCACGAATTTCTTATAAAGTCCTTCTTGAATATCGCCCGTCCAGATTCCAATTTCAGGATGGCGCTCGCTAATGACGTTGACAATCTGCTTAGATTTACTGACAATCAACATATCGTGTGGTGCTCTTTCAATCAATCCGTCCAATTTGAGCATGAGAGGGGTATCAGCGTTAACTGGTTTCAACTTTGGAAAATCAACGATCACACCAGTTTGATTTAGGTACCGTTCAAAGGTCTTGCGACCAAAGGACTGTTTGGCCATAGCCGTCTTGTCTCCAACAGTGACCAAGTTAAGCTGCCTAAACTCAGCTAATTTCTCAGGGTTTCCAGCTTTAACTGTGACTGGGTAGAACTTGGTTTCAAAACCGTTATTTTCAGTGGCATTCTCAATCTTTTCAATGTCTTCCCAGCGGAAGAAATTAGGCAAGCTCGAGATATAACTTTCATAATTTTGAAAATCTTCCCACTTCTCTTTTGAATAGCTAAATGGATCATAGACCATTTTTCCATGAGTCTTTTGCCAGTCAAATTTATTATTTGGGGTTGCCCAACCAAATACCGTTTTTTCAAGCGGATAGAAATTTTGTCCTTTTTTCCGAATTGGTGTCGCTGAAAGACCTATCGTGTATTTTCGCTTTATTTTGCGATATAAGGCCACTTGTTTGTCAGAAGACATATTCTGCCATTCGTCTACTATCAGCACATCACAATCTAATTTATGCCCCTTTTTGACTTGATTTTGAAGATATCTATCTGTCTGAATGATAATCTCAACACCTTTATCAAAATTCATAAACTTGACTGCATCTATCCAACCATTCAGAATAGCTAGTCGATTGTTTGTGATGATGATTTTTTTAGCTTTTTTATGTTTTGCAATAGCAAGTGCACAGATAGTTTTGCCTCTGCCCCCAAGAGCCTCTAAAAAGATTCCATTAGATAAATGTTCACTTCTTTTAATCGCTTCAGCTTGCCACTTTCTTAGCGTTATTGTGATACTCACTCACCACCTTTCCGATATCATGAACCACTTCTTCAATATCATTTCTCATTGCCCAAAATAATCCAAGTCTTGCTGCTGCTCGAATATCTTGATGATGACTTTTTTCAAATTTCCAAAGGTCTAAGATTTTCAAAAGATCGTTTGGAATATCCGACTTGTAACCTGCATTGAATTGAAGAATGGCACCTGGATAGCAAAGTTGGATATAGGCGATGGTTTCTGCCACGCTATTATCTTTCGACTTGTCGTTATCCCTCGCCTTAAATTCTTCAACAATAACTACATCGAATTCAAGATTTGTTCCGATTTCGTGAAACCAATCAGCGAAACCTCTCATACCATAAGAGACAACCCAGCTATCAACTAATCTTGCATTATCCAACAAGACAACTCCTGTTGTGCTGGTTTCAATTTTATTACTGCTTGGATCAATAGCTAAAATTTTCATTAAACACCAACTTTCTCAGTTAGCACTCCTGGATAAAGGGCAGTGTTAAACCAATTTTGTTTATTTACCTTTGCAAAGGCAAATAGCGATTTAACTTCTTTTGCTTGCTTCTCAAATTTTCGAATATCTTCCTCCGATTCAAAGATAGGTTTTTCCTTGTATTTAGCAACTGTGACCAGCTTGTATTCCGGAGTGAATACTGGCTTTTCATTTCCTTGATCAAGATTTGTTTCGTCTACTTTTACAAAACGAATCGCAACATCAAATAGAAAACCTTCAGTAACAAGTACTTCAATCGATTCTGGTCCAATCACAACTGCTAGTGAATCTGTTACTCGTGTTTTATTCATCAATTCCATTACTTAATCACCAACTTTTCTGTCCGGACAAGCTCCGCACCTTTGACTTTCTTGCCAGATTTAAGCAACTCTTTGAGTGTTTTTTTGTCCGGCGCAAGCGTCACTTTTTTTGTAAAATATTTTTTCGGAAGGTCGTCTTCGTTGACCTTGACTGATTCTGGATTCTTAGCAATTTTTATAATCAGGGCACCACTCTTAACTTCGGTTTGCCCCGTGACATTCATAGCTGCCATAATGTTATCCTTGACATAATCCAGCTTTTTCTGTGCCACCTGTTTCTTGGCTTTGAAGCTCTCTTCCTCAGCCTTGTACATTGCCACGTCGGCTTCTAGATTCTTGATAACATGGGCATATCCTTCTGCTTTCTGTTCAAATTGTTCTTGCCAATCGATGGCCTCAAGCGTGTCTGCTTTTGTTTCGTCATCGATATCCAATTGGTAAATTGTCAGGAACTGACCTGTTAGTTCGTATAAACTAGCCATTTTTTTCTACCTCTCTGATTTTATTTGTAAGTTTTGTTAGTCCAATACCTGATTTAGTCAAATCAGCGTTGGACGTGAATAAATGATTTTGATTCATTCTAGCAATTTCGTTCTTAGATAAACATGCCAGATTTGAAATATCATAGTTTGTTTTATCACCGTCCAGAAAAACGATTGAGTACCCTTTTGGTATCAGCCCGTGATGGTCCTCCCAAACCTTGCGGTGTTTCAAAACCCATTGATTAGGTTCTCCAATCTTTTCTTTTGGATAACCGTTTGTTGTGTAGTTGATAGTACCGACAGGTACATAATTCGGAGGTCGATTACCTTTTTTGAACTGCCCGCCGTTTTTTGGCATATTGGGGTACTTCTTCCCCTTATTGTGAGGAGTCTGACCTTTCTCGAATCTTCCTGTCAAACCACTATGTAGATTATTATTTCTCCGATAACTCTTAATCTGTTTCTCAGTTAGCGATAAGCCAAATTTTTGGTTCATTTCATTTGCGACATTACGAGAAATCTTATTTTTTTGGATCAATACAAGATAATCATGTTGCTCCTTTGTCAGCAATCGACCTTGATAGACTTTTCCAACTGCTAACCCTAGACGTTTGCGTACGCCACCGATTTGACTCTTGTTATAATTCGTACCAAATTTTTCATTCAGCAACCTGGTTACTTCAGGAGTTAAACGACCAGGGCATATTTCATGCATGTACTCCGTGTACTCATCCTTCCAGCAAAGCGATCGGGGCATTGACTTCACCTACCTTGTCTTTGAATTTTTCAGCATCTAGCGCCAATTGACCTGCTTGTAAGATTTGACCTGAGATTGCGACCATTTGTTTCGAGCGCTGTAATTCTACTTTTAATTCATCTGCTGTAAGATCCCTATCATCCAGAGTCTCTAATTGAGCGAAGAGCGTGTTAGTTAAATCACCTATTTTATTTCGTACCATCTACTTAGTCACCTCTTTCATCAATTTATTTGCTTCTTTGATTAACAAACGCATAACGTTGCTATCCGTTTCTTTCTCTGCTGCTCTTGTCAGCATATCCACCCACTCACGTCTGTTGTCATTCTTCCAGTCAACCAACTCAGTGAGTGCCTGTGTATGGTTATAGTAAGGCGAGTAATCGTATGACTTATCTTCCAAGCGAACGCATCTGCCTGCCTTGATGTCTTTGGCCAGGTTCGCTCTCACATTACTATTTGTTGTACCAACGACCTCAGCCACTTCATCATATGAGGCAGCAGGGTGCTCTCTATAATATTCCCTAATTCGTTCAGCTTGAGTCATGTTTCTCCTCCTTATTTCAACCCTTCAGGCGGTTCTACATCATAAGTAAATTGCTTATCTGAATTTCTCAGATTCATCCGTGCGACATTGTTTGCCATCAGCTGGCGCTCTTTTTGTTTCATTTCAGCGTGGTCATCTAGTTTATTTACTAGCGACCATAGTCCAATTCCTACGATTGTTACCAGGTAAATATATTCCATCGTTTTTCTTTCTCCTTTTCTTTATAGATTGCTACGATTTTCTTCAAGTCTGCGATTTCTTGATTCGCTTCTTGAAGTTTTTCCTGTGTTTCAATTAGTGATTGATTGAGGTCTAAAGCGACCTCTTTCCAGTCGAGATTAGTTTCTTTGACCTCTTCCGAAAAATAGTTTTTGATTCTTGATAGTAGGTTCATCCTGCTGACCTCATTTTCTTGCTTGTTTCCATTTCTTTTTTCCAAGCTTTAGTTCCACGATATTGCAAGTATTCATAGAAACCTTTAATCGTTACAAGTTGTCCACTATCCAAAAGATGTTTTTGCTGACTAGGGAGTTTTTGCATTTCTCTTCTTCGCTCTCCTGCTTGTCGTTTTGAACATCCAAAGATACGTTTTAACTCTTCATCATTAGCAGAGACTTTTTCAATAATCACATCTTTAATTCTTACAATTTCAACTGCTTCCATTTTTGCTCCTTTCGTGTTATAATCATGTTGAATATTTAAGTATGCGCCTGATTTCCGTCAGGTGCTTTTTTGCTATCTCCTTTTCTGCTATAATGAAACCAGAAAGGAGGTAATATTATGACTGAAATTCACGCATGTATTTGCGGAAATTGGGTGAACCTATCAGCCGACGACGATTGTGTAATGGGACCAAATATGGCTAGTCCTTACATTTGGTGGGAAGAAAATGCAGAACTCTACTCACCAATTTCTAAACCTGAAGCAAACTCGATGTACCATCAGGATTATATCTACATTCACTATCGTGGCGCTGACTATCGTATCCATCCAATGTTCATTCAAATCGTTTCTAGATAACTTTTTCTAGTCTGCTAGAAATGATTTCTAAATCTACGTCGTCCAGTTTCAACTGGTCGGCTTTTTGATTTAAACGAGCTTCGACAGCTTGGTTGATTTCAAACCATTCTATTTTTGTAAATCGGCTCCTGAATTTTAGAAATTCCTTTACTGCTTCTTTCATACTGTCCTACTTTCCATCGCCCTGAGTTCAATCTCGTGGCTGACTTGTTTCAATAGCTTCTCACACGCTATTTTTGCTTCTCTGTACGTTGTAGATTCGCTGATGAAGTAATCAGCAAGTTCTATGATTTTATCTTCCAATATTGCCTCCAAAAATCAGCCTCAAGACCGATGTAATATCCTCCTAAATTGCTATAATAATCTCGACTAGGACCTCTCACCGTTTTAGTCAAAATTCCAATAGAAAGGAGGAGTTTTTATGAAATCCTTTAAAGATTTTCGAGAATCTTTAACAGCTGAAGATATGCAAGCTATCTCTGCTAAAGCTAATGAAGCTACTAAACAGATTGACCATACAGACGGATTGCAACTGGGGAAGGTCAGTGGTTTGACTTCTGTAATAACTACTATTGAGTTACTTGAGAAGTATCATGAATGGCTTCATAGCTAAGACGCTTAAATTCTTCTGAGTCTATCTGAAAATTGATAGGCTTTTTTTGTAAACGCTCAAGAAAACTAGTGTTTCTTAAAAGTTTTTCAACTAACTCAGGGTCTGCCTTTACAAAGGTGGACTCTTTTTTCCCACTATACGGATATCGTCTTGGTCTCATTTCCTCACCTCCTTTGTATTTATTTTTTCTACCCTCTCTTTTATTTAGAGAAGTAGGACTGGTTGTCTTTTAATACTTGTTGTTAGTTAATATTTATTAGTGTAAAAAATTTGACATGAAAAAGTTTGACATGAAAAAAACTTACATCTCAAAAATTTAATCACTAATCGCTTTATCGAGTCGCTGTAACATGATATCAAACTGGAAATCAAAACAGGTTTCTTTCGTCATCTTGAAATCATGAATGCTGATTCGTGGTTTGTTGAACTCGCTCGCTCAATTTATCAAGATTTTGAGAAATCAATTTCAGATTCTCACTAATCGAGCGTGACTTTTTTTGATACGGCAATCTCAGAAATTTACCACCAGAGGTAACTACCTTAATGATTTTTTCGAGGTGATCTTTTTCTTGTTTCAAGCTTTCAAGAACGCTTTCCATCTATGTGTTCCTCCTTCTTATTTTTTTGTTTCTAGTTATTTACGAAATTTTCGTATTTTTTCCCTAAAAAAATATCATCGAATTTCACATTGAAAAAAAACATGTATTTTTTCAATAGCTGATAACCGATATCAGAGCTATCTTTTTCTAATCTAGCAATTGTTTGACTTGAAACTTCAAATTTTTCTGCCAACTCTGCTTGAGTAAGTCCTTTGTTGATTCTCATAGCTTCTAAAGTCCACTGCACGTTCCTACCTCCTTTCTGTTAAAGTAGTTCTACTTCTTTTTTTGCGTCTTCTATAGAAATTAGGGTTGGGTTATCGAACCAATCTTTTTCTAAATAATACTTTTTCTCATGCTCAGACATATAAGCAATCAATGACTGAAAATGCTTTATGCGTTCATGAAGATGTTCTATATTTTCTTTCATCCATCCTCCTACTCCTTAAATTTTTCCAAATATATTTTTCGCTTGTATATTTCCAACATCAATCTTATTGATATTCAACATTAACTCAGGGTCTGCCTTTACGAAGGTGGACTCTTTTTTCCCACTATACGGATATCGTCTTGGTCTCATTTCCTCACCCCCTTTCAAATATGGTATAATCAAAATAAAACGATTGGAGAAATCTTATGATATTTCGAGTGAAAGTAAATTCTTCTGTTTCTAGGCCTGTAACCGTTGAAGACATTTGCCCAAATTGTAAAAAACCAACCAATCCAGATCTTGTGAACTCTTCTTATTTTTCTCTTGGAGAAAATAAAACAAGCTTAGTATTAACATGTAGATGCTTAGGTTGTAAGCACTTTTGGACAGAGGAGTTTATAGCTACAAGATTTTTAATCAATGACTATACCGAAAAATACGAAATTGAACATATCAAAGTAATCCCTAATCTTCCGAGCGATATACCTATATCTGACGATGTAGAGATAGTTTCTCCAATTGGTAAGCAAATCTATGTCCAAGCACTGAAAGCTGAACACGAACAACTAGACCACATTGCAGGTATTGGATACCGTAAGGCGCTTGAGTTCTTTGTTAAAGATTTCTCCATTGTTACAAATCCTGATGATGAAGATAAAATCATTAAAATGTCATTAAAACAAGTTATTGAAAAATATATCAAGGATGAAGACCTTAAAACATTTGCGCTTGCATCTGCTTATATCGGTAACGACGAAGGTCATTACTATAGAAATAATCCTGATAAAGGTTTTACAGACCTAAAGAACTACCTACACGGAGTTATTCACTACATGGAAATGAAACTCAATTTCCTTGATGCTCAAGAGCTTGTGAATCGTTCAAAGAAATCTTAGAATCTACTTCATCCAACTTCTCAGCTATATATGTCACAGTCCTCAATATCTCATTGAGGGCTGTTCTTTCTAGTTCGTTCATTTGCCTTACCTCCTTTTCCTTAAGCTTGATTTAATTATAATACGATTTTTTCGTATTGTCAATAGTTTTTATCAAAAAAATAGGATTTTTTCGTATTTTTGATTGTTTATCATTCAAAAATGATATATAATGTAATTATAAAAAATACGAGGTAATCGTAAATGGACGAAAAAAAACGAATGCAAATTATTGCTGAAAATATTACACACTTTAGAAAGCAACGTGGCATCACCCAAAAAGAGTTGGCTAAAGAAGTTGGAATTACAGCAAGTACTATGACAGACTATATGAAGTTAAGAAGCGCTCCTTCTTTTGGTGTTATCCAAAAACTGGCTGATTATTTCGGTGTTAAAAAATCAGATATAGATACTACTTTTAAAGAAGAATCCACCAACTCACTGCCAGACGCTCCAGATTCGCTCACACAGCAGATAATGGATAAGGTAGTGCAATTAACCCCACCCAATCAAAAAATCGTGCTACGGACCTCTGAGGAGCTTCTGGAGAGCCAAAACGAAGAAGAAACGAAGATAAACGAAGTATCGGAAGTTATCAGCTTGTACCAAGTTGAGGTTGTATCTGAGACGGCAGCAGCTTCTGGATTTAACTATGGATTTGGGTACGACGATACAGACAGAGAGACTATAGAGGTTGACGAGCGACCACCACGCCACGATATTGCGACCAAGGTCAGTGGAGACTCCATGCAACCCGACTACCAAGACGGAGACATTCTCTATTTAGTAGACAAAGGACTGACTACCTACAACGGAGATTTAGCAGTTATCGCATATGGAGACCGTTCTTACTTCAAGAAGATATATACCGAAAACGGACGCTTACGCCTAGTGTCACTCAATGACAAGTACGAAGACATCATCCTAGACTTCCCACCAGCCGAAGACACACACATCAAGATTTATGCAGTAGTCGGGGTGTATAGAGGGGAATAAAAAAATTATTTTTTAAAAATATTAAAAAACAGTTGACTTTTTTAAAAAAATCATTTAGAATGAATTCATTAGAGAAAAAGCGTCGGGATCTCTACGGGGACCGATACGGGGAAACTCCTTCATTCTAAATTAGAATGGGGGAGTTTTTTTGAAGCCATTTAAAACAATCGAGGAACAAATCGCAACACTAAAAATCAGAGGGTTATCCATTACAGATGAATCTAAAGCAGCTAAGTACCTGCTAAGTAACAATTACTACAATATTATCAATGGATACAGTAAGTTTTTTCAACACCCTGGTACTGACACTTATATTGACGGCGTCACATTTGACGAAGTTTCAAGTCTCTATACATTTGACAAAGATGTAAAACGAGCCATTTTGCAAGCTATTCTTGAAGCTGAACACCATATCAAGTCAATCACTGCTCACAGATTCGCCGAAGCTTACCCCAGTCAAAAATACGCTTATTTAAACACCAATTCTTATGCAGATAATAAAATATTAGACGTGGGATTTATTGTATCAAAACTATCCAAAATCATAAACACAAACAAGCGATACAGAGGAAATTCAATTCACCACTACGCACATACTCATTCAGATGTCCCAATCTGGGTACTAACTGATTATCTAGAGTTTGGAGATTTACGCACGATTATTGAAAACCTGCCTAATTCACTCCAAAATGAAATCGCACGGGATTTAGTAAGTTTTATAAGCACAAACATACCTGACTTTAACGATGTTTTCCCACCAGAAACCTTGATATCTTTTCTAAAAAATATTAACGAGGTACGAAACAAATGCGCTCACAATAATCGCTTATTAAACTTCAGATGCCGTTCTAATAGTACGTTTTGGGAAACGATTCATAACAAAGAGATCTTGATGGGAGATGACAGTAGAAAAACTGTATATTCAACAATTATTAGCCTTCAATGCTTTATTAGTAAAGCAGCATTCAACATTTTGTGGAATACTCTTAGAAAAAAAGTTATCAAACTAGAGAAAAAGCTGCCTTCTATAGACATCAATGTAATCAACCAGTCTTTAGGTTTTCCTAATGATTGGCACCGTAATGAACCAAAAGTATAAATTAAAACCAACTATTTCCATTTAGGAAATAACTGCTTGACAGAAATTAAAAAAAGAAATACACTAAGAATGTAAAAAAGCCTTGTTCGTCAAGGATAAAATCGTCTGGTGTACTTCTAAGAGGTACACCTTATTTTATTATCTGACGAGATAGCAACCAAAAAATCCCCACACTCAAATTTTGGCCAAGGAGAGTGTGAGGAAATCATGTATAGGAAACAACCATTAAAAAGGTAGTTTTCTTGTACCCATTTTAACAAAAAAGTGAGGTAAACGCAATGTGGATGGAAGAATTGCCAAATGGCAAATTTAAATATTTTGAGCGATATAAAGATCCATATACTGAGAAATTAAAAAAAGTTTCAGTAACCATGGAGAAGAAAACTCCCCAGGCAAGAAATCAAGCTGCTATCTTGTTACAAGAGAAGATAAATAAAAAACTCAGCACAAAACAAGTAGAAAGCATTACATTTGAAGAAATCTATAACCTTTTCTATAAATCATGGGCGCAAACAGTAAAGGAATCAACAAAACATAATTGTAAATCAGTTGATAAGAAGATGAAGGAAGTCATACCATCCGATACCATACTTGCTAATCTTGACAGGCGTTTTCTTCAAGAGGCTATTGAAAAAATTATTGAAAGCAACGGATATATTACAGCTAAAAAAGTACGGCATAGGCTCAGAGGTATCTTTAATTACGCTGTTCAATACTCTTACATTGAAAACAACGAGGTCGATTATACTACGATTCCTCAAAAACCAAAGACTTTAGAAGAACTGGAAAAAAAGCGTAACAACTTTCTCACCATGCAAGAAATAAAAGCACTTGTCGATGTCCTTAATCGTCGAGAATATCACCAAAAGTACGCTGATATGGTTCTTGTGCTGACATTAACTGGTATGAGATATGGTGAGTTAACTGCCTTACAACTGAAGAATATAGACTTCGAAAACAACAAAATTGAGATCACAGGTAATTTTGATTCAGTAAACAAAATCAAGACGCTACCAAAGACTACAAATTCAATACGGACAATCAAAGTATCAGAGAGTGTCATAGAAGCTATTCAAAGACAAATAGTACGACTTAGCGAACGTTTCCAGCCATTGTCAAGCGATGATTATATTTTCTGTTTTGAAAAATGGAATCAACCTACAACAATAGCTTGCTTCATACAGATATTAAAAAAATATGGAAAACAGGCCAAAATAGAAAAAAACTTATCTAGCCATATTTTTAGGCATTCTCATATTTCGTTTTTAGCAGAGTCTGGCCTCCCAATAAAATCAATAATGGATCGAGTTGGGCACTCAAATGCAAAAATGACTTTGGAAATCTATTCTCATACTACTGAGGATATGGAGGATAAACTGGTCAATAAATTAGATACTATTTTTTAA